AAAGGTAAAAAGATTATGAAGTCAATGAAGAAAAGTTACGGAAAGAAAAAAGGTGAACAAGTATTCTACGCTTCTAAAAACAAAGGCACAATAAAGAAAGTAGAAAAGAAAAATGGAAAATAAACTAAAATCAGAATATCATTTAAAGATGATTGACGAAGTAACTAAAAAAAGAGTTCAAAAGATTATCGATGAAATAAGAGATTTTGTTCAACAACAATCAGAGCAAGGCGTTGATTTAATTGAATTAGCTCAAGTGATGTTATCAATGAGTCGTGAAACATTGGTTGATGCTTATGGTGAACTAGCAGCAGATAGTTATATTGCACAGCAAATTAGTTATTTGAAAAATCAGGAAAATAGTCTAACATTACACTAATGAAAAAACGTTTAACAAAAACAATACCTCCAAAAAAGGGCCCTGTTTCACAGGGTGAATCTATTCCACCAGGTAAGATCATGGAAGTGAAGTCTGTACCTGAGGATAAAAAACACAAGCGTGGTTATGGAATAGCATCAAAAGGTCTTAAATTTGAAGGAGTATTCTAATGAATATACTTGGAAAAATTAAAGACTGGTCTTCTAGTATAAAGAAGCGTGACGCTATTATAGCTGTTATATTCTTTGTGATAGGATACTGGTCATGCTCTGGAATCTAGTTCCCACAGTTTTAAAAGGCGTAGTCGATGTTGTTAAGACAAAGACAGAGACTAAAAAGCTTATGGCTCAGGCTGAGCAAACGCATATTAGAAAAATGGCTGAGGGCGAAATTGCCTATGCCATTGAAACTCAAAAAAATATGCAAAACTCTTGGCGTGATGAATGGTTTACCGTCATTCTCTCAATTCCACTCCTTATAGTTTTTGGAGCTATATTCTTTGGTAAATACGAGTGGATCGATAAATTAAAAGAAGGTTTTACTACTTTAGACAGTCTCCCGGACTGGTACATTTGGGCATTAATGGCTGCTATCGCAAGTAGCTTCGGCTTAAAAGTAACTGATTTAGCTATCAAAAAATTTAAAAAATAATGCAACAGTCTTTTGACTATTTGGTAAAAAAGGAAATTCAAAAAAGAATTGACGAATATAAAGATGATGTTCTTTCTAAAAATATTGTTTCCTTTGAAGACTACAAATACGCATTAGGAAAACTTCATGCAATGGAGATGTTTTTAATCGACTACAAACAAGTTTTAGGAAAGGTGATGAAAGACGATGAGTAAATTAATATTACCAGAAGGTTTTAATAAAAAACCTAAAGTAAAAGAAGTAAAGAAAGAAGAAGAAGACAAAGGTCCTGCTTTAGAAAGAATACCTCAAGCAACAGGATGGAGAATGGTTGTTCTGCCTTATAAAGGTGTTGATAAAACAAAAGGTGGTTTATATCTCACAGATAAAGCCATTGAAGAACAACAACTAACAACCAACGTTGGTTTAATTTTAAGCATGGGTCAAGACGCTTATGCTGATAAAGAAAAGTTTCCCAACGGACCATGGTGTAAAAAAGGTGAATGGGTAGTCTTTGCAAGATATGCGGGATCCAGAGTTAAAATTGAAGGTGGAGAAATTCGTATTCTTAACGACGATGAAATTTTAGCTAAATTAAAATCACCTGAAGACGTATTAACAATCTACTAAGGAGATAATTATGGCTGAAGAAAAAATGGTAGACCTTGACACTACAGGAGAGGGTCAAGAGGTTGAACTTCAAGAAGAAGATAAATCTACTGAAGAGAATAAGGCTGAAGAAAAAGAAGCCACATCTGAAACAGAACAATCAGTAGAAAAATCTAATGAGGAAGACTCAGGAGACGATTCTAAAGATGATAATTTAGATAAATACTCTAAGAACGTTCAAAGAAGAATTAAAAAACTTTTAGATCGTATAGAGAAAACTGAACAAAGAGAACAAGAAGCTCTTCGATTTGCAGAAACAGCAAAGAAAAAATATGAAGAGTATGAAGGTAAGATTAAATCTTTGGATGAAAACTATATTACAGAGTACGAGACCAGAGTTAAGTCTCAGATTGAACAAGCTAAAAAAGCTTATCAAGACGCTTTGTATAACAACGACGTTAATGCTCAAGTCGAGGCTCAAAGAGCTTTGACAAGATTAGCGATCGAAGAAGAAAGAGCAATTGCTTCTAAAAATCAAAGAGAACAGTTATTAAAACAACAAGAAGGTTTGATGGCTGAAAAAGCACAACCACAACAAACTGCACCAAGACAGCCTGATCCTAGAGCTGAGCAGTGGGCAGAAGATAATGATTGGTTTGGTAAAGATGAAGCAATGACTTTTACTGCTTTAGCTCATCACAAAAAACTTTTAAGAGAAGGATTTGATCCTAAAAGTGATGAATATTATGAGGAAATAAATGGATACATGAGAAATCAATTTCCACATAAATTTAATCAAGAAGCTAAAGAAGAAACCAAAGAAGTAAGAGAAAAAGCTCCTCAAACAGTTGCTGGAGCATCTCGAACATCAAAATCAAGTGGTTCTAAAAAGGTGAAGCTAACTCCTAGTCAAGTAGCGATAGCGAAAAAATTAGGCGTTCCCCTTGAAGAATACGCAAAATATGTATAGATTGGAGATAATATGGTAAATAAAACGCTTAGGTCTAATGAGACAAGGGAAAAGACAGCTCGTAAAAAAGGTTGGACAAGACCTTCTGCATTAGACGCACCCCCAGCTCCAGATGGTTATAGACATCGATGGATCAGGGAATCAGTCAGAGGATTTGATGATTACAAAAACATCAGTGGAAAATTACGCGAAGGTTGGGAATTAGTCCGAGCCGACGAGTATCCTGACTGGGAACTTCCTACTATCGAAGACGGTAAGCACGCTGGTGTGATAGGGGTAGGTGGGTTGCTGTTAGCTCGTATGCCAATAGAGACAATTGAAGAGCGAAACGCTTATTACAGACAATTAACAGAGGGCCAAAAGCAAGCTGTTGACAATGATCTATTGAAAGTCGAGGATCCAAGGATGCCGATCAGTAAACCCCAAAGGCAAACCAAAGTAACTTTTGGTTCAGGAAACAAGTCGTAATCGGCACGGTTTGTTAGACGACCAATATTAACACGTATTACAAAGGAGTAATATTATGGCAAACGTAGACGCACCATTCGGGTTCAGACCCGTACAAAAGGTGGGTGGCGGAGTATCAAACCAAGGGCAAACTGAATATGCTATTGCCAATAACTATGGTACTGCCATCTTCCAAGGTGATCCAGTTGAACTCGTTTCCACTGGTACACTAGAAGTCGCTAATGCTGCAGGTAATACTATTGTTGGTATTTTTAATGGTTGTTTTTATACAGACCCAACTACACAAAAACCAACTTTTAGTAATTACTACCCAGGTAGCATTTTAGCTGACGACATCGTAGCAAACGTTATCGATGATCCGAATCAGTTGTTTGAAGTTCAAGCATCTGGAACAGTAACAGCTGCTAATGTCGGTGAAAATGCTGAGACAGCATACACTGCAGGTAGCACAAAATCAGGTATATCTAAAGCTGAAGTGGACACTTTTGCATCAAACGCTAGCTCAACATGGATTATCGTAGGTCTTTCAAAAGATCCAGATAACGATGATACATCTTCTGCTAACGGTAACTTGATCGTAAAACCAAACCTTCACTATTACACTGGTGGAAAGGCAGGGGTATAAACCATGGCTATTTCAAGAAGTCAACTCGTTAAAGAGTTAGAACCAGGTTTAAACGCACTGTTTGGCTTGGAATACGCAAGATATGAGCAAGAGCACACAGAAATCTTCGATCAAGAGTCTTCTGACAGAGCATTCGAAGAAGAAGTAATGCTTTCAGGTTTTGGATCAGCTCCAGTTAAATCTGAAGGCGCAGGTATCTCTTATGATACTGCTGCTGAAGCTTATACTTCACGTTACACACACGAAACAATTGCATTAGGCTTTTCAATCACTGAAGAAGCTGTAGAAGATAATCTCTACGATCAGCTTTCTTCTCGTTACACAAAAGCTCTTGCAAGATCAATGGCTAACACAAAGCAAGTTAAAGCTGCTGACGTTTTAAACACAGCATTTGCTGCTGGTGGAGCTGCAGGTACTAACCCAGGTGGTGACGGTGTTTCACTTATTAACACAGCACACCCACTTGCAGTCGGTGGTACTTTCTCCAACAGATTAGCAGTAGACGCTGACTTAAACGAAGTATCACTTGAGCAAGCTTTAATTGACATTGCTGCATACGTAGACGAGCGTGGTTTAAAAATCGCAACTCAAGGTAGAAAACTGATTATTCCAAAAGAATTACAGTTTACTGCTGATCGATTAATGAACTCAGCGCTAAGAACAGGTACAGCAGACAATGACATTAATGCTATCAGAAACATGGGAATGATTCCTGAAGGTTATGTAGTAAATCACTTCTTAACTGACACAGATGCATTCTTCATTAAAACTGATGCACCAAATGGTCTAAAGCATTTCGTGAGAACTCCAATGAGCACAGCTATGGAGGGTGATTTCGATACAGGCAATGCAAGATATAAAGCTAGAGAGAGATACTCATTTGGTTTCTCAGATCCTAGAGGTATATTCGGCACATCTGGCGCTTAATAAATAATTAACTAAATAAGAAGGGCGTATGTCTTTGACTGCGCCCTTTTTTTATGCTCTAATATAATTACTAGCACAATAGATTACATAGACTGAGCTAGTCAGACGGTATAGAGACTATGTAATCGGTCTATACAACCTAGGAGG